GATTGCAGCCTTAGCTTGTTTCACTTGTTGTTCGCTTAAATCTAAATCAAAAGCCAGTTGATCCGGTTTATAAGCCATTTCTAACAGAGCAACGGATGAGTTAGCTTCTTTTAACAAAGCATCAGCAGTAGCAGCCCTAAGCTTGAATGGGCGCTCTTCTTCGGCCCTAGCCTCTTCGCCTCTAGTCTTCATCGTGGCAAAGTAGTCTTTACCGCCGGGTAGCGTAGCAATTCTTGCGGCTACCATTAGCTCGGCTGCGTCAGGGTCCGTTCTAGCAAGCTCTCTTGCATCTGACCACATTTTGTTTAATCCGGGATTGCCTTTTGTGGCCTGAACCCTTCTATCTAAAATTTGATCAAGTATTTCAAAGTCAGTTTCACCTTTAAGCACATTTAGTAGTGCAGTATGAATCTGAGTCGCGTCTGTAAAAGCACTCTGCTGTTGTTGTTCAGAAAGTGCATCGAATTGTTTTTGTGCAAGCTCTGCGAATTGCGGGTTATACATACCAATTTGTAAAGCCTGATCGTAAGTCCTTTGGTCGGCAGGCGTCTCAAAATACTCGTTTACCAGCCTGTTGCCTTCTTCCTGCCTTTGCAAAGCTAACTCTCTGGCCTGTCTAGCCTCTTTAGCTTTTTGACCGGCAGCGCCAACATTAAAAGCTTGACCAAAAGCCTGTAACGGACTTGGGATATTTAGCGAATAGTCGTATGGTTGTGCCATTGTTAATTACCTTTCTAAAATCCTAAGAACTCGCCCAAGCCCATTCCAGCACCAGACGCCATCCCTGCTAATTGCATTGGGGCATTAAATACATTACCCCACGCTTGACCCTGACCAAGTGCAGCGCCAGCCTGAGCTTGACCCATTTGACCGTAAAGGTTGCCAATGTTTGAAGCGGTCTGCTGACCAAATCCAGCCTGACCAGCCGCTGAAGCCTGACCTAACGAAGTTAAACCGGCAAGGTTTTGATATTGATTCTGAATCATGCTCTGAAGCATCTGGGGTCTAAATTGACCCAGAGCGGCTTGGATGTTTCCACCGCGTAAACCACCAGTTGCGGATGCACCGGCTAATATTCCAGCCTCGCCCTGCTCAACCAGTGACTGAAACAGTGGACCTTGCTCAATCCCGGCGTAGGCTTGCTGTTGTGCCTCTGGGCCTAACAAGCCCAAAAGAGCCTGCTGCGCCTCTAACGACCCAGTTCCAGCCTGAACATACGGAGCCATTAACCTTTCAGTGGCTAATCGTGCAGCCCTTTGCTCCGCAACACCCATCTCAGCAGCGCGCTCTTGCGCTTGACCTGCTTTCCTTGCGGATCTAGCCTGCATAGCGCCGCCGGCTATAGTTGATGCGCCACCAATCAGTGCAACTGCTGGACTAGGCATGTGTAAACTCCTCTAAATAATCTTCGTATTTTTCGCCGTACATTCTCATCACCATGTGGGCGCTGTCTTTAGCAACCTCAGCCCCGTGACAGAGCTGTACAACAGTTAAAATAATGTCGTAGTAACCAGCCCTCCACATGAACGATCTGGCATCTACATCTCCCTCACGCTCAACGTGGTCTGACGCCTGCCACTTCAAAATAGCGTTCGCCAGTAGCGGGACTAATGCCGCGCTCTTTTGTGCAAAAAATGCGTTGGAGTATTGTCCAACCATCATGTGCCATAGAACGTGGTCTAAATCCTTTCTGTCTACTTTGTCACCATCGGCAACGTCGTCGAAAAACTGTATGGATCTGTAGAGATCAATTAGCCACTCTGTGGCCTCTTCTGGTAGGCAGAACACTTCAACGAAATTACGCCTTAGCCAGTCAACATCTTCCATCAAGCAGTCCTTTTCACATCATTGTCTCATATATTTGCGTTAATTCAATTCTTATGCTATCTCGCTGCCGGTCGCGCTCAGGACCAAAGAGTTAGCAGCGCCAGCCTGCGTTACAATCGTGCCGCCATCAGGTAGCACCTGACCAATCAACTCTGGGCATGAGTAGGTCTCGCGAGGCGCAATTGTCCTAGCGTTAATCACCGTATTAGACGCCAAAGGATTACCGGCAGAGTTAGCGTTGGGTAGGTAGACAGTGATAAAGGCATTGCTTGCGCCCACGTTCGTAACCGTGAACTTGTCAATTATCGTAGTCACGCCGGTCGCAGTGTACTGAATGGTCGCCGCCGTCTCTGCCAGCCTTCTTGAAATAATGTTCGTTACTGTAATAGCCATAATAAACCTACTGTTGTACCTGCGTGACTGCAACCAGAACCGCTGGCGCTGTTGGAGCGAAAGCCGTTGCAGGCGTGGCGTTTAGAAATAAACCTGTATCATCTACAGCGAACATTATCTCAATGTAGTCGTTAGCTTGCAGTGAAATAAAATCACTTTTGGCAGTTGATTTTGATTCGTTGTTACCTGATAAGGTAACCAAGCTCGCGCTGTCAGGAATGTCTACGCCGTTCTTCCTGAACCAAAACCATGCGTTCTTTGCACTCGCAGAATTAGATAGCAACTGTATATTTGTGGAAAAATTGTACAATCCAGAATTAGCCGCGACCAGTCTGGATGCTGGCGTCCCCAAAGTTATTCCGTTAGCAACCTCTGTCGTGTTGAATACAACTGCAACCGCAGTATTGATTGACCCAGCAGCCTGATCTGTGGTCCGGGCAAACTGACCGTAATACTTCTGCTGTTCGATAATCGGGCGTACAAATATCTCACCCTCAGTCGCGCTGACAACGACCACAATCGCAACTGGGATCGATATATTAGGGGCCGTTGGCTTGACCTTCGTAAAGGCTCCAGCCGTGGTTGGGCTTGCGTATAGTTCGTCACCCAATGCCCAAGACTCGCCCTCTGCGCTGCCGGTAGTGTCAATGCCTCGGACATTTCCGAAGGTCGTTACAAACCCTACCTCGCCATTTAAAATGTCCTGAGTTGCTACGCCTAAAAAGTATTCAGACTGATACGTCCCGTCAGCAATGTAGCCCAGAAACTCAATCCTGTTCTGCCCGTTGACCCCAGCAAACCCAATCGTTGATCCGTTGGTAATCGTGGACCCGGTGTTGTTGCGTCCGTAGATATAGGTCTCTTGGCCTACCTGTTGGACTACACCGCCAGAATGATGGAGGTTTAGCGTGTCATCAAACGCATTCCAAACCACGCGAGCATCTTTGTCCGCGTGTGGTGCGGAAGGATTAAAGTCGATGTAGTCGGTCTTGAGGTGATTAGTGTCTACCGCCTGATTCGCGGTGTTGGAGGCCAACTGAGCGATGATCTCAACGTCAACAATCGTGTTATCACTGCTGCCAGCGTCCACAGTGTCAAACAGCTTCTCGAACTGTATTATCTGTTCGTGATCCTTCAGGAATACCGCTAACTGGTCCCGGGTTAGTCCTAGCCTTGATTTAGCCATTTTAGTAGGCCAACGGCTCTACCTGAGCCTCTAGTCGAGCAAATGATACATGCGCGTCAGATTCGCCTCTAAACCTTTGTATCCTCCAGTTGACCATTGACCCCTGCTGAAACCAAACCAGCCGCTTGTTTCTGTTGCCCTGCGTTCCGACCTTAATCGACCGCGACTGACTCCATGTCTCGCCGTCAACCGAGTAACTTGTGCTAATGACCGGATTAGTGCCAAACGAAACGCGCCCAGTTAGAGCGACCAGCTCAAGCTCATGAAAAATTGCTCCGCGACCTTCGTTGTAAATAATATTGGTTGAGAACTCCCAGCGCACCTTTGACCCATAGTGCGAGCCAATATCATCTTGGAAGTACCCAATTACGTTAGAAGTTGGATCACCAATCAGCCACTTGTCGTAACACCAAACAATGTCTCGCGCCTTGTACTGAGACAGTCCAGTTTCTGAGGTTGTCAAAACAAACCAAACCGGAATGTTTGTTGCCTGAGTCGCGGTGTAGTCAAACACCAAGGTTTGGTCAGGCAGATGAACGTACAGGTGCTGATGGTTTCTGTCGTTCCTAGATTCAAGTTTAACCTTGGACAACTGCACCTCAGTGTAGTCAGTCAAGATTTCATCCACTTCCTTGGTTGAGATCTTATTGGCCTGAGCGTTAACGCCCAAAAAAATACCGGGTGACTCGTTACGACCGCCTCCTAAAAACGCAACCGTCTCGATAAACACGCAACAGGCGTGAGTGCCAACGCAGCCCTTCTGAATCTGCGCGCCCTCTACACGTTGAAACGGAAACAGATTACCGCCTACGTTGTCGAATACCTCAATTGTGTGCCGGTTAACCGCGTATATTTCATTTCTAAGCTTGACGAGAGCTGTTACAGGGTCAGGATCAATCTCAGATGATCCATACTTCAAGGGGTTGACTGCAAACGGGTCTAACAGCTCTGTAACCACTAAAAATTCGCCGTCAGTGGTCATGAAGTAGCCATCTATCCAAACGACATCAAGGACCGGCCCTAGATCTGGGTCAGTCACCTGATCAACTGACGTGCCGTCCCAGTAAAATAGTTTGCCACCACTAGCAACCGCCAGAAGGTCAAAGGAGTAGTCCATTGTGACTAGATTATCGTCAGTGCCGCCAACGTCTCCAAGCACAGTGACCGTACCGTCAGACGCAATTGAGCATAGGGATGTACCCATAACCCGGTAACAGACGCCGTCTCGCTCGATACCGCCCCTGTTTACGCCGGGCCCCTCACCATTCTTAGTCAATCCATCAGCGGGCCTTAGATAGCCGTTGCTGATCCCTGACTGCTTTGGCACAGGTATTAGGTTTACCGGGTAGCTGGTTCGTATTTCTGCCTGACGGTCATCAGTGAATATACCGTTTAGGATGGGTATCTGCATGATTCACGCTCAGTATCCGGGTTTTGGTTTAGGCTTTCTTTTGATCGGCTTTTTTTTCTTTTTGGGGTACATTATTTTTTCTTCGCTGTCTTAGCTGCTTGCCTAAATGCCTTAGCACTAGGCGCACCTTTGGATCCGGGCTTTCGCATTTTTTCGCCTGAGCCTGCTTTAATTCGTTTCTTTTTCGCCGCAATGTTTGCGTACAATCCTTTCCTAGCCACTACGATCTCCTCGACTTAGTTCCTGAACACTTCCAACGCTTCCTAGACAATCTCAGCGGCGAGTTTGGATTTGCAGCCGCCTTGGGATGCTTTTTCATCTGACCGGCAGATCTAGCGCAGTACGCGTCACCCTTCTTGGTCCCGGGCTTAACTCTAGCGCCGCCACCTCTGGCCCGACCGGCCTGACCGTAGCTTACCTTCTTGCCAGTAGAGGTGACCTTAACCTTTGCCTTACCCTTTGCCGGTGTAGCCATTTTATATCCCTGCGGTTGCGCTCATGCTAATTGACCCTGTCGCCAAAATATTGGTTAGCGTTGCCGTCTCTGCAATTTCAACAGTACACTGGTTGTTTAGATTTCCAGAGGTTGTCGTTAAACCCCAGTAGTAAGAAATACCTAACGGTAGCCAAGTAGAGACCAAAGCTGATCCAGCTTGGTTTGGGGCCGTTCCGCTCGTAACAGTCAATCTTATTGAGTAGTCTGAATTAACCCCACCACCAATTAGCCAAGTGTAAGTCTCACCGTTAACTGTGGCAGTAACGACAATTGTTCCAGAGGCGTTAGCAGTGAATGTTACTGTCGCGGCGCTGGGAGAGGTTGCAAGCGCGGCATAAAAGTTATCCTTTAGATACGCGGACAACGTACCAGAGGATACAGTGCCAGATGCTGTGCGAGCAGCAAAACTCATGAAAGATCCTTGATCATCGAAGCGTACCAGTCCGTCCCTATGTAGGTGATGACTAGCAAATCAACTGCATTTGAGTTAGTTGACAGGACCGATGCCGTACCGCCGGGCCACTTAAAGCTCGCAGGCCACGCCATCGTTCGATTGCCGGTTGCGTCCTGAGTGAACAGAATATTCACGGTTTGACCCTGCGCCGGGTTGCTCAAAGTAAGCGTAGTCACGTTTTCGGTTAATGTGCTAGTAAACACGTTGCTGTCAACCATATCCAAGGTCAACACCCCACCAGTGCTTGAGCCTGCGACCGGAGCCGTCTGAGCGTGTCCGGTGAAGTTAGCACCGTCAATGGTTGGGTCAGCGTTAAATACGTTCAGCCCGGTCCCAGTTTCGTCTGTGAGCGCGCTCGCCAAGTTTGCGCTGCTGGGAGTAGCCAAGAACGTAGAGACGTTCGCGCCAAGTCCAGAGACTCCGGTTGAAACCGGCAGGCCAGTACAGTTCGTCAGTGTTCCTGACGTTGGCGTTCCGAGGATGGGCGTGACCAGTGTTGGGCTGGTGTTAAATACTGCTAGTCCTGTGCCAGTCTCGTCGCTGATTGCTGCCGCTAACTCTGCGGAGGTCGCGGTAAACGTGTTGTTCGAAAAGCTCATCGTCTTATTGGTAAGAGTCTGAACGCCTGTGGTCGTTACAAGGTCGATGCCAGCAATTTGCAGGCTGTTTACGATGGTGTACCAAGTTGACTGTAGTTCGTTAAACCGAATCGTAAATGAGCTACCCGCCCCTAACGAGGCAGGAACACCCACCAACGTCCCGCCATTGCCGTTGATTGTCAACGCGCTAATGGTTTGGGTTGATATGATGATGATTTCTTGACCGTCATAGCAGTCCGCTACCGGAGGCAACGTAACCGATCCAGCAGCGAACGTGCCAGTTGGATTCATGATTAGCCAAATGCTTTGAGATGCTGCGCCCAGAGCAATGTTAAATCCCGAATTAGTCGGAGCGTTAATTACAACGGTGTAGTTGGGATCAGCAAACGTAGTCTGAAAGTAATCGATCAGAGTGCTGATTGATGCCTTGCGGGCATCGCCGTTGCTTGTCGCGTAAACTGGTAACTGATCACCGCCCGATAGGGTCGTAATCGTGGGCAGTTGATTGATCGTGGGCATGTCAGCCTCCTCAGTTGTATTCTAGTGGACCGTCTTCGCCAGCAAGTACCGGGTCAACAGGTCTTCGTAAATAATTGTCATCGTAGTTACGCCAAGGCTTGTTACCAGCACCGGCTGGCATCGTTCTGGGCAGTTGCTGCTCGTAGGGCTGTGCAAATGCTTGCAGAACCGTGTTGTAAGCCATCTTAGCGATGCCCTTAGTGTCAGGCATAATGCCCTTACCAAAGCTTGGAGCGATCCTAATGCCTAAATTTGTGTAGATTGCCTCGTTCGCCAGATCTGGAACGTAGGTTTGATCATCTAATCGACTGTCACCGGGCGATAGCGGGAGCGGGTATCCTAGCCTAAGTCCTTTGGCGTTCCACTCAGCCATCATCGCGTCCAATCGACGCAACGCGGCTTGCAATTGCTCTGGAGTCAAGTCGAAGACGTAGGACGCAAGCCCTACCTCCTCAAATGCTTGCTCGATGTACTCGCGCTTAGTCCAGCCCATTTAAAGCTCCCAACGCCTCTTGAATTTTTTGCGACAGCTTATTATCAGAGGTTCTACCATCAAACTTCAAGCCTAATTCCTTCGCCTTTTCTTCAAGCTCTAATCTAAGTGG